TGAATAATTTATTTTTTTGATTAATAAAAAAATCAGATTGAATTAAGTAGTCAATATCCTCAATAACATTAATTTTATAATTATTTTTAATGGCAAGAAAAGAACCATAATAATCTACTCCATGAATAAACTTATGATTATTAAGCAATTGACTAGTTAAGAAAGAAAAAAATCCATCGACATATGAAGAATTATTAGGATCGGCTAATTTAGGATGGATTTTTGTAGTTTTATCAAAAGAAGGTAGATTAAAAAGCTGTGAATCATTATGATTATATTTACCAACAATATATTTAAATGGATCTAGTAGTGGTGCCATCTTTATGAATACTTTTTGTGTTACCGAAAAATCGTCATCATTAGATATATTTTTTAATTTACAATTATAAATATGTTGATAATCAAGTGATAAATCTTTTTCTATTATTTTAGATTCCTTAACATCCGAAATATACCATATATGATTCAAATTAATAGAGTTACAATTTGTATTATTTAATGAAAAAAAACGTTCGTATATAGGTATATAATTTTGAATATTAGAAAGAGTGATGTTAGGATTGGATTGAAATTTATTAAAAAGATTATTGTTCTTTCTTTTTTGATAATTTATAGTAATTGTCATTAGCTAATTAAAATAAAAATAAAAAATATATTTAACTTATTTTAAATATAATTACTAAATGCCTAAACAAACTGAATATATATTTTAACATATATATGCGTTAATTAATATACTTTTAAAAGAGTATAATAGTATAATGAATCTAGAACTAAAACGTTTTGATATGAAATCGATTAGTTTTAAGGCAAATGAATCCAAGGGTCCTGTAGTTGTTTTAATCGGACGACGTGATACAGGTAAATCATTTTTGGTAAGAGATTTATTATATTATCACCAAGATATCCCTATAGGGACTGTAATTTCAGGAACAGAAGAAGGTAACGGTTTTTATGGCAAATTAGTGCCTAAACTTTTTATACATAATGAATATAATACTGCTATTATTGAAAATATCTTAAAGCGACAGAGACAGGTTTTGAAGCAGATTAAGAAGGAAATGGAACAATTTAAGCGATCAACTATCGACCCTAGAACTTTTGTGATTCTAGATGACTGTCTATATGACAACACGTGGTCGCGTGATAAGTTAATGAGACTACTTTTTATGAATGGACGACATTGGAAGGTCATGTTGATCATCACAATGCAATACCCTTTAGGTATTCCGCCCACACTAAGAACAAATATAGATTATGTTTTTATATTAAGAGAGCCATATATCGCAAATAGGAAGCGAATTTACGAAAATTACGCAGGTATGTTTCCGACCTTGGAGTCATTTTGTCAAGTAATGGATCAATGCACAGAGAATTACGAGTGTTTAGTGATCAATAATAACGCAAAATCTAACAAATTACAAGATCAAGTGTTCTGGTATAAAGCGGATCCTCATAATGACTTCAAATTAGGATCAAAAGAATTCTGGGAACTGTCCAAACAGTTAAATGATGACGATGAAGAGGAACAGTATGATCCAAACAACGTCAAGAAGCGAGGTGCCGGACCCAAAATTGCCGTCAAAAAGAGCAAATGGTAAAAACCGCTTTTAATAAGCGAAATAATTTATCATGTCAATTATAAATTATTTATATATATATATATGAGTCAAAAATGCAAAGTATTAATTATTGGTGAAGATCATGCTAACCAACATTTAAATGAAATGTTTAAACCTTTACTATTACAGTTTGCTTCTCAAAATTCTATACAACCACAGTCTATTTTATGTTTTTCAGAAGGCAGAGAACCTTCAAATTTATTCTCAGGTTTGTTTAAAAATAATAAACACATGACTGAGATTACGCCGAATTCACTTAAGGCAAACCCATCATTGGAAAGCATTGTGGCTTTATCTGCGATTTTTTCTATAATGAAAGAAATTCATTATATCAGTGAATATATACAACGTGGCAAAACACGTGAGTCATTACCTAGAGGTGCTGCGGGTCATTATACTGACGACTACATTGTGATATGCTTCACTGCTTATGGTTTAACAACTTTTATAGATATTTCTAAAGATAGTGACAAACAACGTAGCTCATTATTATCAATGATGAATACAGCCTATAGGGATGCTCTTCAAAATAGAAGTGGTTATGAAGAACATTTTAGGGATTCACTTATGAATGCTATACCATATTTTGAAAAATATGATAGTATTTTTCCCGCAACGCAAATGTTACAAGAATTGATTGATGCACCACTAATAGATAAACAACTTGTTATGTTAGGACTTCAAGATCGTTTGAGAGATTTTAGAGACCGAATTATGGTAACTCGTATTACAGCTGCGGTTATCAAGGAAAATATTAAATTAGTTATCATGAGCGTAGGTATGAATCATATGCATAATCTACAACGTCTTTTTTTAGAAAATGATCAACTATTTGAGATGGGTGATATACAAGTTACAATTAACGATATGTTTAAGTCTATTCAATCTGGTGGTAAAATCCATCGTAAAATCCATCGTAAGCGTCAAACTAAACATCGGTTTAAAAAACGATTATCAAAAAGAAAATTTAGGCGAAACAAATCATGTAAAAAATAACAATAATATATAAATTATTTAAATTATATATTATTTACAATTACTTATATTATACATCTATTCATCTTTTTCCTTCCCATTAAGAGCAAATGGACCGCTTACAAGCTCTGATCGTCCATAATCAGTCTTACCGACAACCACATTTTCACCATCAAACAACTCTGAACGGATATCCGCCACAGATATGGTCTCAGAAGAAGCGGATAATGCCTTTTCTTGACTTGTAGCACTGACTCCAATCAAGTTGCCCTCTGTATCAATATCCTGAGTAAGAACATTACCGTGTTTATCCGCATTTTTCTTATTATCATCAATCGCCTTTTGTTTAGTTTCCTTAACACGTGCCTCAAATGCGGTTTTCGCAGAAGATTCATTCTTTTGTTTTTCCTGAGCCAATTGGTTAAGTTCTTCTTCCATATATTCAACGCGGCCAGTCTTGTAAGCCTCAGGTTCCCACGGAAGCCAAGTGCCGACAGGCCCGACAAAAACATCAAAACTAGGATCAATTTCTCGTAGCAAACGAGCTCTCAACTCAGCCTCTTCCTGAGACGCAAAATGGCCTCTAGACTTGAATCCGCGAACTGAGGTTTGAAAATTATGCTGGATATTGAATTTTTTCTCAAGATTGTCCTCCTCCTTATCAATAAAAGTTTTATAGTCATCTTCAATAGATGAGTTAATAATGTTATCACGCTCTTCCTTAACAAAGCCCTCATAGTCTTTCATGACATCCTCAAAAGATAATTTATATTTATAAGAAAGGAAATTAATGAATTGATGAAATTTCTCCATAGATTTAGAAAATTCCCACTTCTTTAGGAATTCCTCAAAAAAGAACATCTCCTTTTGTTTGAGAATTTTTTCCGGAGTAATAAAGGAAAAACATCCAAAAGTTTGTCCAGCAACGGGCTTATCGACATCAAGTAGATCAACATATTTAGGATTAGTAGAGCCATCATTCTTTTGCTTTCGTTCAAATGCCAATTTTTTAGCAATATTTGATTTCGACTTCCCACTCATTATATATTTATTTATTTAGTTTGTTTTAAGTTTTAATTTAATAAATTATTATTATTTCTTTTTATTTTCTTTTTATTTTATATAAACAATGGGAATGTTTAATGTTGCCGAACTAATTAAGCGTGTTGTAAAATACATGATTGAAGGTCTAATGGTAGCCATTGCTGCCTTTGCGATCCCCAAACGATCTTTGAATTTAGAAGAAATTGCTTTGTTAGCATTAACAGCTGCTGCAACTTTTGCTATTTTGGATACATATATTCCTAGTATGGGTGTGAGTTCAAGAACTGGAGCCGGATTCGGAATTGGAGCAAATTTAGTTTCTTTTCCTGGAGGGTTTTAAATTCCACCTTTAAAAAGGTGGAGCCAAACAACATAATATAAATAATATAAATACAACTAGATGTTTATATTATTAATGAATTTGGATTCTATTTGGATTCTATTTGGATTCTATTTGGCTCAACCTTTAAAAAGGTGGAATTTAAACAGTAGGAATAAATTCCCAGTTTAATTCGACGCACATTTTTTTCCATGTTTCGTCTTGTTCGATAAGTTTTTCCCGATCTTTAAGCAGAGGGATTGATTCGAGGAATTGCTCTTCGCCCAAGAGTTCGCAAAATTTAAAAAGAACATAGTAATAGTTTAAAAAATTAACGCGATAATCAGGGCAAGTTTTGGCATAAGGTGATTGAGTTTCCATAAAAAGGTTACACAGTGTGTCTTCTAATTCTGGACTAAAAATAGGCGGTTTGATGCCTAATTTATTTTTAATAAATGCTATATGCTCATAATATTTATTAAACCCCAGTTTCTTAAGAATTTCTTTAGTTTTATAATGTGTTAGTTGATCGATATTAATTCGCTCCTTTTTAATTTGTAAGTGTATTTGATCAATAACTTCATCGGGTATTTGAGTAGTTTCTTTACCTTGAAATTGTGCGAGAATTTCTTTGAAATGGTTGATTTTTTTGTAGGCATAGAAACAAACTTCTTTGGGTGGTTCTTTGTAAGAAGGTTTTTCATTTTCAATAAGATATGGAATATTTACAGCACACGCATTACAAATAAGGACACCTTCATCATCAAGAGGAATAAGTTCGCCCTTAAAACATTGCTGACA